TCTCAGTCACTGATGCCTTGTCTCATTCAAAATCAGCATGACATGTCTCAATATGCTAGCAGAGCTGTGCATAAGAACGGAAGAGGAAGTGGTAATTCTTATAGAGAGATACATGTCATGAATTCAACTATGAGATTTGGTTGTTTGTTTTCTGAATTAGCGGCAAGACACATCAGAGATTGTTCACACAAATGCAATGTTAGAAGCAACGTTATGGAGATGAAGACAAAAGATCAAATAGCTGAAAACTTGTATAGAAAGTACTGGTCAATGAAAAACGATAAGACGTTGGTTTTCTTTGATAACGCCGACTGTAGTAAATGGGGACCAAGCATGCTATCTCATATATTGTATCTTCACACAGCCACTAGATTTAGAAGCAGGAATATGAGAAACATACTGCGAAATCATTTCATTTCATTGTCTAACAAAGTGTTCAAGTTGACTGACAACATCATCGAGACTTTCAGAGATGCTAGAGTTCCAAAAGCAGTTCATGATTTTCGTGAAGCACTTGATGAGTCCTTTTTTTGTGAAGAAGGCATGTACTTGATTAATCCTCAAGGAATGGGACAGGGTCTGTGTGGAAATGGTAGCGGAATCATTCAAGACGATTGCTTGTCACTATCAACCTCAATAACAGAAAGACTCTTCCACAAAAATGAACCTCTTATAGAGTTTGTCAGCACCTCTGATGATTACAGTCAGTACTACAGATTCAACAAGACTGATGATGAAAGAGAGGCCAATAAGCTGATTAGTGCAACAACTTTCATCACAACCTTTGTTCAAGCAATGATGGGAATTGAAAGAAATAATAGAAAGTCTACTAAGTCTGCTGCATGGAGTGAATTCAATTCAGTGTATAGAACAGCTAATGGGACTTTCAATGCTGATATCAAAATAAGAAACTCATTCATCGATTCATTCCATGATTATGACATGAGCAAAATGGCTATAAGTGCTTGTGAAAATTCTAAAGAAGCTCTCAGAAAAGGTCTTGGATTCATTGGGTCTTGCTTCATAGGGATAATAGGCAATTTAGTGTGTCTTAAGCAGAGCAACATGATTTACAAATTTAGATCTAATCCTGAAAAGTTCTACAGAATTCCATTGGAGATGGGAGGAATAATCCGTGTTGATCCCTTGAGATGCTTATTTGGTGGTAAAATGTATCAGATGATCGAAAACTATACTGGAATATCCTGCTCAAGATTGTTTAAGCTTAGAGTAGAGGATAGACTAAGAGCACTAGAGTTGGTATCGAAGACTCATGTTATTCTCGAGCATTTTCGTTCAGATGAATTGGGATTTGTTGAGATAGATGAGCTTCAGAAGCAGGATGAGAGAATCAAGATAAAAGTGCCCAAATTCACTAGAAGCGGAATGATAACACTGACAAAAAGAGAGTCGAGAGAATCAAGAAGAGTAGAGGAACTAATATGCAAGCTTGATGAATCCACTTTAAAAACCTCTTATAGATTGTCTCCGTATCACTCAATATTTAGATCAATAATGACGATACCTAGCAGACTTGATGAGACTGTGAGTCATAGCTCAACGGCTTCTAGATTAGTGATGCCTCAAGTAGGAGTTGACACCAAGATATACAAAGGTAACTGCCCTATAATGAGAGAAAGATTTGGAAAAGAGAGATTCAGTAGAAATGAGCTCATAAAAGAAATAGATAAGTTCTTTGATAAGAAAATTGTTCTGGAAGAGACTGAAATAGATTATCATGGGTATATCATGAAACTAGAATCTGCCGACAATCTGATAAACTCTGATGTTCTAATATCAAGAATAAAGAGTATGGAAAATGAAATAAGAAATGTTAGTTCACTCATGATAAAAGGCTATAAGAATCATTTCACTGTTTGTTATTGCAACAGAAATCTTAAAAGAATAAAGGAAACGGTCGAATATTCTACAAAGAGAAAGATTGACACATTTCTTGATGATTGGAGTAGGGAGAATCTACCAGAATGCTTTGGAGGAAAATCAGGCGTTCGTCTTTATGATTATTTAACTGCTTATGAGTCATTGAAGCAATCAGTCAAAAAGATATGTATATCCGATATATGCATGAGCGTTCCAAGCATATCAGGAGATGAATCAATATCAGAAGTTGTTATGGGTCTTAGAGGCAATTTCTGTGAGAACGGCAGACTAATATGTGAAGCTAACAGAAACAGGTTGTCAGAAGCAATATCGTATGAAGGAACTGGAAGAGCCATCTCTTACTATGATCCAAAGTTAAAGCCAGATGAAAACAGTATGTCTGACATAAGATCGAGTGACTGCATGCTAAGTAGAGATATAGATATAAGCTTTATAGTTAGTGACTACAAATCTAATCCAGCAAGAAACAACTGTGTCAAGTCTCTTTTCTCTATAAAAAATCGAAGATATTATGTTGAAAGAGATTTTCTTCCTCAGAGCTGCAACATGTATTTGGATGATTCAAAGAGTCTGTATTATGAGTCAAGAGAAGAGATGGGTCACTCAGTGTCATCTAGATTTGCTTATAAGGTTAAAAATGGCTGGAATTCAGATTCAGTTTCTTACAGAAATGACAGATTTGTAGAAGTTGAGAAATACTCTTCAGACATAGATCGAAGGATAAACATAAGGGAGCTTGATGAAAAATACATTGAGGTGAAAATAACAAAAGTTGGGAATTTTTTATGCCTCTGCACATCAGATTTCGATAAGTTTTTCTTAACTCCACTTTGTAAGTCCGGTGTGTGTCAATTAACCAAATATAAAATTGTCTTGTCTACTGTTGAGAGTCCTTTCAATGAAGAAGAGTGCGAGTCAATATTGGAAACAGTTGATGATTTCATTCAAATAGGTAGAAGATGTAAAAAGAGTGATGACGATCTGAAAGAATTAGTTGAGTATGAAGAAAGTGCATCTGTTCGATCATCCTCTGAATCATGCAGTGAAGAGTATAGTGACTTTCAATCTGAATATGATAGCGATTATATAGAAGGAGAAGAGAATCCACTTGATCTGAAGTTCTCAACTTTTGAAGAATTGGGTATAGTAGTAGATCAGCCGATTGAAGCCGAGGCATCTTCTAATGATGAGCACATATCAGATAATTCTTCAAGAGCTATGGATGACGAGGATCTATCATGGATAATAGCCAACAACTCTCTTATAGGATTCTCTAGAACTAAATTCAGATCAACTAATAGAAGAGAAGTAAATTATGAGCTGAGTTTGCCATTTGACCTAGATTGCAGAACAATCACTTCTGATAAAGATTCAGGAAAATCTCTATTCAAGGTGATTTGTGATAAAATCATGTCTCAAGATTCTGAAGATGTTGACTTTAGGATTGCTATGCTGAAAGTTTGTTTTAGACGGTTCTTCCTAGAGAAATGATTGATTTTGTGACGCTTTGG